TTTGGTGGCGCGGCCGCAAAGTCTGCAAACACCGCTGCAGGTCAATTTAAGATATTAAAAAATAGTTTGGCTGAAACACAAGAAAGCATTGGTGCAGGTTTGTTGCCTGTGTTGCAAAAAGTGTTGCCGTATTTGCAAAGCATGGCTGACTGGGCGCAAAAAAACCCTAAAGCATTTTTGTTTATTGCCGGCACGATCAGCGCTATTGCTACAGCGATTTTGGCAGTTAATTTTGCTATGGCCGCTAACCCGTTTACTTTGATTGCTCTTGGCATCGGTGCGCTTATTACTGGTCTTGCAGTTGCGTACACAAAATTTGAGGCATTTCGTAACGGCGTAAATTTTGTCCTTAACGGTTTAATTGCAGGTTTTGAAATGGTTGCAAATGCACACGTTTCAATGACAAACAAAATTATTGACGGCATGAATTTAATAAACCCGTTTAAAGACATACCAAAACTGTCTGAAATAAGTCTTGGTCGTGTTGGTGGCGCTGGGCCAGTCAGCGGCGGCGGTCAGGCTCGAGAAGGTGGCACGGGCAGTATCACACCTAGTTTGCCAAGTATGCCTAGTTTGCCCCCAACGCTTATCGGTGGTGGCGGTGGCTCAAGCGGCGGTGGCGGGTCAGGTGGCGGTGGTGGCGGTATTGGTAGCCCAAACGATCTAGTGACCATACAAGGCGCTTTAACAACGTCAGGCAACGCTGAACGCATTGCAGCGCGTAGTAGCGGTGGCGTAACAATAAACGTGACTGGCGGTATGTCAACTAGCGCCGAAATTGGGCAAAGCGTGTTAAACAGTTTGCTGGCCTACCAGCGCACTAACGGGCCACTCGACTTACAGATTGCGTCGTAATGGCAGGTACAGCCGTTGTCGCTAGTGGCAACTATGACTTAGAGATTGACACAGGGTTTATCCAAGACGCATTTTTGCTTGACGACCCAGTTGCAGGTTTGCTTAATAACACTCAATATGTGCTTGACGGTACGACAGATTTTGCGAGCGTGCTTGACGGCGTAAACAGCATCACAGTTAAACGTGGCCGACGCGATCAGGGCGACCAATTTAGCGCTGGCACTATGTCATTTAATATGCTTGACACGGCAGGTATTTTTAACCCGTTTGATACGCAATCGCCGTACTACGACACACCACAAGCGCAACCGGGTCTTGCACCTATGCGTCGAGTGCGCCTATCGCGTTACAGTTCGCTGAACGTCAAAGAATATTTGTTTGTCGGCGTAATTGTAAATTATGACTACAATTTTGCATTGGGCGGTCTTGACACCGTAACCGTGTTTTGTGCAGACGATTTTTATTTGTTGGCACAAACATTTTTAGACGAATTTAACGTCAGCGAGGAATTGTCAAGCGCTCGAGTTACGGCGGTACTTGATCGGCCTGAGGTTGCGTTCCCAGCGTTAACGCGCGACATTGCTACAGGCACACAGACACTTGGCGGTGCAGCAGCGTTTACGGTTGCACAGGGCACGAACGTGCTTGGCTATTTGTCTGATGTAAACGAGGCTGAGCAAGGTCGCTTGTTTATGTCGCGTGACGGCGATCTAGTGTTTGACGCTCGACTAGGCACAACTCTCACACCGTCGGTAGCAGACTTTCATGACGACGGGACAAACATTCCGTACAACGGCGTAGGCATAACTTTTGAAGCCGATCAGGTAACTAACCGTGCAGTTGTACAAATACTTGGCAGTAACAACCCACAGATCGCTGACGACGCTGGTAGTCAAACAAAATATTTTGTGCAGACTTACAGCATTACTAACAGCCTTTTGCATAACGACAGCGCCGCACTTGACTTGGCGGTTTATTTGCTTGACCCTGAACCTGAGGCACGGTACACGTCTTTGGCTACGTCGTTTGCTTTGTTGACTAGCGCGCAACGTGACACGGTGGCCGTCATTGACGTAGGCGACACAATTACGATTGAAAAATCTTTTGTGTCAGGCGTGACGACTACGCAATTGGCGCAAGAGTTGGCAGTCGAGGGCATTGAGCATACGATTAGCGTCAATACCGGGCATAGCGTTACGTATTACACGTCGCCAACGGTCATTGTTTATGAGTTAATACTTGACGACTTGTCGTTTGGTATCATCAACGCGGACAATGCTCTAGGGTAAAGTAGGCAAACATGGCAACAAGACAAGATTTTACAGCGGGGCAAGTTTTAACGGCCGCAGAACTTGATGCGGTCGCGACAGCGATGATTGCGATTAACGCGCAAACTGGCACGACTTACACAACAGTTTTAACCGATGACGGCAAACTAATTACAGCCGACAACGCTGCGTCTATTGCTTTAACTATTCCACCTAATTCAAGTGTGGCTTACGGTATTGGTACGCAAATAAACATCATGCAACTTGGTGCAGGCGTAGTAACGATCACGGCAGGCGCAGGCGTTACCTTGCGTAGCAACGGCACAAAACTTAAAACTAATGGTCAGTATGCGGTTGCGACTTGTTGCAAAATTGCTACCGATACTTGGGTTGTTGTCGGCAATTTAACGGCATAGTTCATGCAAATACTTGCAGGAGTTGGAAAAGCATTAGCGCCATTAGTTGTTGATTATTTAGTTGTTGCTGGCGGTGGCGGCGGTCGATCAACATCAGGTGCACAAGGCGGTGGCGGCGGTGCAGGTGGATTTAGAACAGTCACAAGTTTTAGTGCAACGCCTTCAACTAATTACTCTTGCACAGTTGGCGCAGGTGGCGCAGTATCGACAAACGGTAGTAACAGTATTTTTGACGTAACAACATCAACGGGTGGTGGCGCAGGTGGTCTGCGTGATAGCAACGGCTCAAACGGCGGTTCAGGTGGTGGCGCTGGCGATAAAAACACTACCGGTGGCGTTGGTGGTACTGGCACAGTAGGTCAAGGCAATAATGGTGGCGCGTCAAGCACAACACAATTTGGTGGTGCTGGCGGCGGCGGCGGTGCTAGTGCAGTTGGTGCTACAGGCAGTAGTTACAACGGTGGTGCAGGTGGCGCAGGTTCATCATTTGAAAGTGTTACATACGCTGGCGGTGGCGGTGGCGGTGGCAACAATAGCGTGTCGGGTGTTGGTGGTGCTGGCGGTTCAGGTGGTGGCGGTGCTGGCGGTGCAGGCGGTGCGGCAGGTAACGGCACAGCAAACACAGGTGGCGGCGGCGGCGGATTTGGTGGTAGTGGCGGCAGCGCAGGCACAGGCGGTAGCGGTGTAGTTGTCTTAAAATATCCTGACGATTACACAATCAGCAATCCCGGTGGCGGTTTAACGTTTACAACAACAACAAGCGGATTAAATAAAATAACTACAGTTACAGCCGGCACAGGCAATGTGAGTTGGGCATAATGGCTACATATTGGGCTGAACTTGACACGAACAATGTTGTAAAACAAGTGATAACAGGCGTTGACGACGCAACTATTGAAGGATTACCAACAAGCGATTGGTATAGCAATTTTGTTGGTGCGCCGTGTGTGCAAACTTGGATAGATCGCAACGACAAAATTTATGCCGGAATTGGTTACACATATAGTTACGAGACACAAAATTTTACAGCGCCATATGTTCCGCCAGTTGACGGGCCTAACGGGCCGTAATGCGATGCGCTACTGGTTATTTGCGTTGATACTTATGTTGACGGCTTGCGAAACAACACGCGACAACACACTTACAGTTAAATCACGAGTCAAAAACATGACGTTAGATAACTGCAACGTGCCTGACCGATGCGGCATAACACCATGACTCGACACAGATACACCGCTGACGAATTGCACGCACGCATGATTGTCACGGTTGGCGTATTGTTGGCCATAGTTTTTAGCACCATAGTTTTGGGCATGACCTACGGCTTGTTGTTTGTGTCGCAACCTGAAAAACAAGCACCAAACGACGCAGCGTTTATAGATTTAATGTCAACAATTGTTGTGTTTTTGACTGGCACATTGTCAGGCATTGTTGCGTCTAACGGCATAAAAAAACCTACTAAATAACAATGGCTAATCGCGCTTACATAGTTACGCAACAGCCAGTTGTAAAGTCTGCGTTGGCTGGTACAGCGGAGTGGGCGCGACTTGCGTGTTTGCATAGCGGTGGCAGTTTGTGGAATAACGGCACATGGGTAGTGCGCGACGTACGCAACCGACCCGGCACGATTAGCAATCATGCTCGAGGGCTGGCAATGGACTTGTCGTACCGTTGGCTTAACCAAAAGAAGCTTGGCAAAGCAGACGGTCGCAAAGCGTCACTAGCGTTTATCGTTAAATGTTTAGAAAACGCAGACCATTTAGGCATACAACTTGTGATTGACTACGCGATGCAACGGTCGTGGAAATGCGATCGTGGCACATGGCAACCACTACCTAGCGTAGAGATTGGCGATTGGTACCACGTGGAAATTGACCCACACGTCGCCAATGACCCGATCATCGCAAAACAGCGCTGGCAAGTCGTTTTCGGGGTATCCCCACAGGTAGCACCACCGTCTGTCTAGGCTTATTTACCTACCCGAGAAAGTAGGTCAAATATGACACTCATCAGCAAACTTGCAATATCGCTATTTATTAGCGTGACGTCAATATTCATTTTGACACCGCCGCCTGCCCCAACAGCCGACGATTTAGCAGTCAGACAACCCGAGGTATTTGAGGGCTACGGCCGACCAGTTGACATACCTAGCACTACAAGCACCGTGATTGTAACTACGCCTATAACGCAACCTGACGCGTGTCAGACCGTGTTTGACATGGCTCGACACGTCGGTTGGGCTGAACAAGACCTGACACAACTGGTTGCAATCGCCTACCGCGAAAGCCGATGCAACCCTGCAGCGTTTAACGCAAGCGACCCAAACGGGGGTTCAGCCGGGGTAATGCAGATCAACTACTTTTGGTGCAAACCGTCGTCGTACTACACGAACGGCTACTTGCAGGCATACGGCCTATTACGCACGTGCGATGACCTATTTGACTTAGAAGACAATTTGCGTAGCGCGTTAGCAATCTTTAGATACTCAAATGGTTGGCGTGCATGGTCACTTTAAAACACTTGTTTTTGGCAACCGTCTTGACGGCGTACACCTACCTGATAATGTCAGTCACCAACAAACGAAAGGCAAGAGATGACCGAGAACATCGACCCAAGAACTGACCCACAATTCCAAGCGCTTAAACACGTCATGGAACAGATCACACAAAACAAAGTGCCAATACGTCAGCCTTGGGAATTGGCAGCGCGTAGCACGTTACGAGCAATCCAGCACGAGATTGACGACCGCAACGTACTTGACGACGCAGAACTAATTGACGTACTAAACCAAACACGTATTGAGATTAAATATTTGTT